CTCCTTGGACAAGTACTAGACATGAAACTGGAACGTGGCGTGTCAAAACAGGTAATCGAGATGTTCTTGATAAAATAACTCCTGAAACACATCCAATTGTATTTAATTGTGTTAACAAGTCTCAAGAGACAGGTTGGCAAATAAACAACGATATCTTTGATTTATATTCATGGGCATTAAGAAATAAGACTGATGCATTCGCAGATATTTGGGAATTACAAAATGCAGAAGCAAAAGCAACTAAGATAAGAGAGGCAAGAGCAATTGGAAGTATTGCAAAAAGATTTTTAAACAAAACTTTCTATCATCTCTACTATTATGACTTTAGAGGCCGTAAATACACAGCAACAGCGTATCTACATGAACAAGGTTCAGACTTAGCTAGAGGTTTATTGTTAAGAGCCGATAAGAAGATTATTGGTAAAGATGGCTTCTTTTGGCTGTTAGTTTCAATTGCATCTAATTGGGCTGGAGATTCAGGTCGTGAAGATGGAATTAAAACAGATAAAATTCCATTAGAGAACAGATATCTTTGGGTAGTCGATAATGAGGAGATTATTCTGTCTTATGCAGAATCTCCTAAGGTTAATCAAGGATGGATGAAAGCAGACAAGCCTTGGCAATTTCTTGCTGCATGTATCGAACTTAAAAAACTTAGAGAATGGCAATTTAAAGAAAGTGATGCATTAGAGCCGTTTGAAGATTACAATTATGAATCTCATTTAGAGGTTTATATTGATGGTTCAAACAACGGTTCTCAACATTTAAGTGCACTTACAAAAGATGAAGTAACAGCTCCACATGTAAATTTAGTTCCTCTAGATATGCCAGGTGATCTTTACAAATATGTTGCTGATCATGTATGGGACAGAATTAAAAATACAGTGGAAAGTATGGCAAAAGAAGATATTAAGGACTGTGAAACATTTATAGACAATTTAATTGAATTGAAAAAACAAATAGGAAGTGCAGAGCCTAAAAGCGACTTAAGGAAGAGCCTTATAGAAGATATTCAAAAATTTAAAAATCAAAATCAGACTTTATTTGATAAATGCTCAGCAGTATATTGGAATAGAATTAAAGACCATAAGCACAGACGTAAAATTGTAAAAAGAAATGTAATGACTTTACCATATGGTGGTACTGCGTACGGCTTAGGTCAGCAACAAATTGATGATGCCAGAAAACATGGTATAGATATTTTGCTTCACATGGAACATAAATGGGGTGCATATCTTGGTAGAGAGATCTTTGACGACTGCAGAACTTCACTTAAAAGACCTATGCAATTGCTTACAGTATTTGAACAGGCAGGAAAGAAAGCAGAAGATGATGGAAAATTCTTAAGCTGGACTGTTCCTATTACTAACTTTCCTGTAGTTCAAAATTATACTCAAGGTATAGTTAAGAAAATATGGGTACAATATGGTCCACCGCAAGGTGAAAAGAATAATACTGGTTATTATGAAAATACTTTGCAATTAGCTATTTGTTTTATTGAAGACGTTAAACCTTCAAAAGGTAAACAAGCACAAGGTGCAAGCCCTAATTCTATTCATAGTTTAGATGCAGCACATCTTGCAATTACAACAGATCGAGCACAGTTTCCAATAACAACTATTCATGATTCGTTTGGATGTTTGTTAGGAGATATGCCTGAATTGTTTAAGTTGATAAGAGAAACCTTTGTGGAATTATATTCTACAGATCCTTTAACCAGTCTAATGAAAGACATTGACGGAGATCTAAGTAATGTGTTACTTGGCACTCTAGATATTAATTTAATATTAGACTCAGAGTATTGTTTTTGTTAAGGAGTTTAAAATGAAAGTACTTGGAAATTCTTTGAAAGAGTTAGAAGAAGGCGGTCCAATCGAAGTCTATGAATACATAAAAGAAATTTGTGATAATGATGAAGAAATGGATTTAACAGATTTAGAAGGACAGTTTGGTGGTAAAATATATTTAATTGAAACAGTAGAAGATCTAAAAGGAATTTATACATGTCAAGAAAGCAAATTACCAAAGCATGAACAACATCCCTTATGCGCAGGTTGGGCTAGTATTGTAGAAATTGCAGATTCATTTGATGCTTGTGAATACATAGGTAACGGAAAATTTGTAAATATTCTTTTATGTACTAATAATGCTGGCGGTAATACTTTTATTGTTCCAAGAGGAATAGCAGATACTTGCGACAATATTTTAAAGTCAATTGAATTAACTAATACAGCATGGAGTAAAAATGCTAATAACTAGAAAATCAGTATTTACAGGTATTGAAAGAACTTTAGAAATTAATATTACACAAGACCAACTTGATGCATGGCAAAGTGGAATGTTAATTCAAGACGCAATGCCAAATATTTCTGCAAATGATCGTGAATTTATTATGACTGGAATTATAGAAGGAGAATGGGATGAAGTAATGTCAGATGACGATAAGCTGTAACTAAACATTTAAATAAGGAATTATATGAAATTATTACTTGTCCAAATAAGCACCTCTGAAGCAATTGCAGTACCATTATCAGATAACTGTATAAAGATACTTCAAGAAAGTGTTGCAATAAGGACTGATCGAAATTGGGATGGTATTATAAATAACATAACAAGACTTGATAAGAATGTGAGTATGAATATTATTGACGAGAGTCAAATACTTCCTCCCAAACCTTGTAAAGATGCTATTCTCAAAGAGCTAGAACAGAAGAAGCAAAAGCTTCAAACTGAAATAGAAGAATTAGATAAACACGTAGAAGAAGTATCTAAGCTCTAACCCGTTAAATTAACCCTCAAATGAGGGACTTATGTTACTATTAATCAAGGAAGAAAAATGGCTATTATTAATGACTGTGAAATTTGGTTTGCTAAATTAGACCCAAAACGTCCTAACAACAAATTCAATAAAGAGAATCCAACTTGGGAATGTCAGATTAGAACTACTGATAAAACAATTAAGAAAGCATGGGAAGAAATGAGCCTTCCTGTAAAAGCGATTGTACCAGATGAAGGAAGCCCATACTTTAGGGTGAATCTTCGTAAGAAATCAATCAAAGAAGACAAATCAGAAGCATCGCCTGTTAAAGTTTTAAACGGTGCTTTAGAAGAAATTGATCCCACTTCTATTGGAAATGGCTCTATTGGAAATGTTCGTTTGTTTCAATATGAGTATCCAAAGGCAAGTGGAGGCAAAGGTACTGCTAGTGTATTGATGGGTATTCAAGTTACTAAGCACATTATTTATAAGGCTAAGCCTCGTGATGATGACTTTGGAATGACAGATACTGAGACTATTCAACCTTCAGAAGATGAAGATACTGAAACAGACTCTTCAACAGCAGAAGACGCTAAATTCTAAAAATAAAGGGCTACTCGGATATAGGGTAGCCCTTTTTAATTGAACTTTAAAGGATTGTTAAATGCTATATACGTATACAATATACTCTGATTCTGGAACAGAAGAAGAACCAATTCGTTGTGAAGTTACAACGAGGATTGAAGAGATCAAACCAACTGATGTTTGTCATCCAAGATACGTTGAAGTATATCATAATGGTACTAATAATATTGTTAGAGATTTACGTTCTCTTGATGATCTAGAGGGTTGGATTGTAGGACTTGAAAGAGCTTTTGCATGGAAACCTGAAAAACAGGAAATTAAAAAAGATGCAATAAATCCTAGTCATTATCAAGGATATGTGATGGACTTGCAATGGTTAGAAACAATGCAATATCTACCAAACTTTAGAGATTCTAGAAATTTTAAAGCAGCAGTTGAATTACAAATTAGAAAGTATTTAGACAGGCTTGGCGGTAAGGACGCTGAGCTTCAAGAACTTGAAAAAGCCTTGTGGTATACTAAATTTCTTGTCGCATATGTAAAGAACAAAGGTCCAATTAGAGTTAAGGATATTGAAAATATTTTAAAGGGCTAAAATGTCTAGATTAATTTTTGATATAGAGTCGGATGACTTGTTGCAAGGTTGTACAAGAATGTACATTCTCGCAGCATATGACCTTGATACAAAAGCAATGAAGTATTGGCTTGAAGGTGACTTAAGCTGGAAAGAAGAACTTGATAAAGCTACATTACTAGTTGGTCATAATATTCTAGGATTTGATTTATATGTATTGAAAAAGTTGTTTAATTACACTCCTCCTAAGACATGTAATGTGCATGATACACTTATAATGTCTCAAGTCCTAGATTATAAAAGGTTTGATAATGATGGTCATAGCTTAGCTAGATGGGGTGAATCTTTGAACTTCCCTAAAGGGGATTTTAATGATTGGTCTAAGTTTTCAGAAGAGATGCTTAAATATTGTTTACAAGACGTTAAGTTGACTGTTAAGGTATATCAACAGCTTGTAGAAGAATTTAAGATAATGATTTCAAAGTCTCCTAGTATAAAAGACTATATGAAAGCAGAGCATGCAGCAACAAGATGGTCAACAGAAGCAAGTCTTACAGGTTGGCCTTTTGACCTTGCTGCAGCACAAACTTTGTTTGACAGACTTGAAGTAGAAATGCAAAAAGCTTATACAGCACTATCTTCTAAACTTGGAAGAAAAACTGTTGCAATAGACAAGAAAAAGGGGATTGTAGAATCCAAAACTCCCAAGTGGACTAAACAAGGGTTTTATGATGCACACACTGCAAATTACTTTGGAATAGATCCTTGTTCTGGTTTTGAAGGTGAAGAGCGAATGGTTCTAGGAGAATATTCTAGAGTTGCATTTGAAGACCTTAGTCTTGATTCTGTAGCAGATGTTAAGATATTTCTATTCAGAAATGGTTGGGAACCGACTGAATATAATATTAAAACAGATCCTATTACAGGAAAGAAAACTAAAGCTTCTCCTAAAATTACTGAAGATAGTTTAGAATTTCTTGGTGGTGATGGTAAACTTTACTTAGAATTTCTTACTGCAAAATCTAGACATAGTATCTTAAAAACTTGGATGGATAATACTGATTCAAATAGTATGTTACATGGTGATTGTATGGTAATTGGAACGCCAAGCATGCGATCAAGACATAGCATTATTGTAAATGTACCTTCAGTAGATAGTCCATGGGGTAAAGAGATGAGAAGTCTTTTCAAGTGTAATGATGGTTGGAAATTGATTGGTTGTGACTCATCTGGTAATCAAGCAAGAGGTCTTGCCCATTATCTTGGAGATCCTGACTATATTCATACTTTACTCAATGGAGATATTCATCAATATAACGCAGATATACTTACAGAAGTATTACTTGATATGGGCTATGTCTATGAAGTTAAAAGATCACAAGCAAAGCGTGTATTATATGCCTTCTTATTTGGAGCTTCAGGTACTAAGTTGTGGAGTTATATCTTTGGTAATATGGATGAAAAGAATGGTAAAAAGCTTAAAAGCGGTTTTCTTAAAGCAGTACCAGGATTTAAAGATCTTTTGACTAAGTTAGAAAGTGTATACGGAAAAACTTCTCAATATGGAAATGGATACATTCCATCAGCAGCAGGTAATAGAATTTATGTAGACTCTTTTCATAAATTACTAGTTTACTTGTTACAATCAGCAGAAAAGATTACTTGTAGTTCTGCATTGATGTTAACAATGGAAAGACTTGAAGCAGAGAATATTCCATATATGCCTTGCATATTTTATCATGACGAAATAGACTTTCAAGTACCAGAACAATTCGCAGAAAAAGCAGCTGAGATAGGAAAACAAGCCTTTGCAGATGGTCCGAAACTCTTTGGGATTAATATTATGAGTGGCGATGCAAAGATCGGTAATACATGGTATGACGTTCACTGAGGATCAAATGAGAATAACTGACGAAATAAGAGTAAAATGTTCATTCAGGACTATTATAGAAGATATTCAATCTGAATATTCAATATATCCATCTGTTTCTGAAAAGTTAGCTAATGAAGAAAAGTTAATGAAGTATTATTGTGAAGGAATCTCTTTTATAATAGGCATGCATCCAAAAGGAGGCTTTGCACATTTAGAAGATTTGAAAATAATAAGCACTGAAACAAATTTAATTCAATGGTTACACGAAGAGCACATGGAAGTTAGTCCTGAATATTTTTTAGTTCATTTTATTGCAAGCAATATAATGGATGAAGGAACTCCAATGTTTATAAAGGATAGGTAAATGAATATATTTGTCTTAGATAAAGATCCTAAAGTAGCAGCACGAATGTTATTCGATAAACATGTTGTTAAAATGGCTCTAGAGACAGCACAAATGCTTTCAACAATAAATGGTGGTCCATATAAACCTACACATGTTAATCATCCGTGCACAAAATGGGCAAGATCAAATATAGAAAATTATAATTGGTTAGTAGAGCATGGATTAGAGATATGTAGAGAGTATACATATCGATATTCTAAAGAACATAAGTGTGAAGATATTATAATGTGTCTTAAAGTTCCTTTAGAGGGTGTTGTAGATAATTCTGCGGAGCCACTTCAATTTGTTCAGTGCATGGTTGATGATTTTAAACAAGAAGATCCTATATTAGCTTATAGAAACTACTACAAATTCAAAGCCTCATTTGCCAATTGGACTAAACGATCTCCACCTGAATGGTGGCAAAATTGAAAGGAGTAGTATGAGATTAGCAATTATAGATGGAGATGTCTTATGCTATCAAGCCTGTAAACCTCGTTGGGAAAAGAAAGCTAAAATTCAAAACGGGATGTCTTTTGTAAGTTTAGACGATGATGGTAAAAGATTAGCGTTTGAATACACAAAGGAAGAAGATCAAGAATATCTTCAAGAGTCTTGGGAGAATTTTAAAAAAGGATTTAGCATT